ATGCTTAACGATACCCAAATCCGCAAGGCGAAACCAGCCGAAAAGCCTTATAAATTAACCGATTCCAATGGTTTGTATATCGTCATCAATCCAAACGGCTCAAAACTATGGCGGTATCGTTTCAGGCTTGACGGTAAAGAGTCTGTTTTCGCTATCGGCGCATATCCTGATATATCGCTGGCTGAAGCGCGTGAAAGGCGCAAAGAAGCGCGGCTGCTTGTCCAGCAGGGAATTAACCCAGCCAAAGACCGAGCCGAAAAGAAACGCCAAAACGCGCGCCAAAACAGAAACACGTTTGAAGCCATCGCCGAAGAGTACCTGGCATCTAAGGCAATCAGCGATGGTAGTATTAAAGCCATACATCGTATGCTTAAAAAATACGCCTATCCAATCATCGGAGACACGCCGATAACCAAAGTAACGCCGCGTCAGATTATGGAGTGTCTCGACGTTTGCAAAGACAAAGGCGTTATTGTGTCGGGTATATACACCCGCCAACACATGAGCGCAGTATTTTTATACGCGATCCGAACAATGAGGGCGACAAATGACCCGACGTTGGCTTTTGCCGGGTATCTCAAGCGACCCGAAATAACCCATGCCAAAGCCATGACCGCCGAACAAATCAGGGATTTTAAAAGAAGCCTCGCAAGCTACAATGGGTCGTTTGTCGTCAAAAAAGCGGCGCAGTTGCTTTTATACACAGCAGTCCGAACTATTGAGGCAAGGCGGGCTGAATGGGTTGATATTGACCTATCTGCCGCGATTTGGCGCATCCCCGCGAACAAAATGAAAAAGTCGAGAACGCACGTCGTGCCATTGTCGTCTCAGGTTGTCGAGTTACTCAAAGAGCTACACGCGGTTACGGGAAACGGGCGGCTACTTTTCCCGAACAGTAAACGACCCGATGATATGCTGTCGGCCACAACCATAAATAGAGCATTGGAGTACATGGGACTGACAATATCGGGGCATGATTTTAGAGCGACACTTGCAACCAACCTATCAGAGATGGGATATGAGCATGAGTACATCAAGGCGCAGCTTGCCCATGCCAAAGACAATCAAACAGATGCGGCATATTTTCATGCCAAATTTATCACGCAACGCCGCCAAATGTTGCAAGATTGGGCGGACTTTGTAGATAACCTATAAATAAATTATCATACAAATCATAAAGTTATGGAATTTATGTGGAATAATCAAAAAACCTCTTGCATTACCGCATTAAACGCGGTAATATACACACATCGGCAGACAACACAGACCGCCGAAACATGATTAACAAACTGACCGCCATCGGGCGGATAGGAGCAAAAAAAATGAAATTCTCAATAAACGTCATCAAAACGGAAAAAGTTGAAGTAAAACGCCAATATGAAACTGTTACACGATTTAATCGAATCAACACGGGCGAAACAAAAGAAGTGGAGTTCAAACCTGAACAAAATCTTTTAATTGTAGATGGGGAAGAATTTAATGTGCATGAAGTTTCATTCAAATTTATTACAATTGGAAATGAAAATATTAAAACAGCCCAAATCATGACATACAAAAACGGGGAGCAACATTTATTCTACTCTCTTGATGTACCGGCATTTTGGGATATGTTTGATAATTTAAATTGGGGCAAAAAAGTTTTTGGTGGTTATATCGCTAAATAAATAAAAATAAAAGCCGCCTGCTTTACTCAAGCGGCTTTTGTTTTATAGGAGGACGATATGGCAAAAAACCGAACAAGCATCACCGAGCGGCTCAAAAAGAACCATAAACGAAAGTCGCGCCGCGAAATGGCGCACGAGTGGGCGCATAAATGGGAGCAGGACTATTTATCTTTGCTCTCGCAAATCAAACAGGCTATCAGCAAAGGACACGATGACGAGCTTATCGACTTATTTGCCGATTTGCGCGCTTTGCAGCAGCCTAAGTTCGAGGCATTACATCGGGTAGTAGATGAGCTAATCACACCCACACGGGAGCTTATAGATGATTGATAACGCCGAATTAGGCTATACGCCTGCGAACCTCAAGGCATTGCGCCAACAATACGGCCTGACGCAACAAGATGTCGCCAATATAACAAAGGTATCCTTAGCGACCGCGCAACGATGGGAGGCAAGCCCAAAACAAAAAAGTTACGCAAGTATGCCGCACCAACAATGGCTCATATTGATGGGTTATGTGGTATGCAAATGAGGATAGACCGTCTGAGATTTCAGACGGTCTTTGCTTTATATTTGATGAGACTGTCAACTTTTAATTGACAGTTCGGACAATGCCTTGTGCCGTGCCTTGCAATCATTATACAGATGGACGACCTGTAACGACCACGGCAGTATCTCCGCCCCTGTTCCGCCCTCAAGTTTAGGCAGTTTGGGGCATGGCTGCACCAAATCGGCAGGTGGTTTAATCGCCGTCGGCAATGGCGGCGTTGATGACTGACAACCCATCAGAATCAAGACAGGTATTCCGATAGACAGTTTTTTCAATAATTTTAGGCATTTGAACATATCTAATCCTTTCTTTTCCCTCGCGCACCGCTTTTCCTGCCTGATATACAGTAGAGGTTTCGCGGTCTTCTTTAGCTTTTTCAATCGCGGCATCTTTCAGACGACCTGAAATTTCAGCAGCCATTTCATCGCGACCGCGCCGATATTCCGCTTTGCGGTCGGCTTGCCAAGCACCGATGATGATTGCAAAAACAACTAAAACCGCAATCAATTTCCAATTTCTAAGCAACGTTTGAACCATAATTCCAACATATCCTTATAGGTTTTAATCTCACGTTCGGCAAACTCAAAAGCCGCTAGGTCTGCGTTTTCGCTGGCTTCGCGGCTTTTTTCTTGTCATTCCGTGATTTTCTGTTTTGCAAAATCAACGGGATTCATGCCCAACCTCTAAACGTGCAGACCGGGCAAATAGACGGTTTTCCCGCCTTTTTTGGTTGCGGTCATGATTTGGTTACGCATTGGGCTATTACGGCGGAAACCAACATGAACCCATGCGCCATCCCCGCGTTCCGGGAACTCAAGAATCAACTGGTCGAACGTGATTTTCCCTTCGTCACGCATTTTGATGATTTCTTTCGCAAACGCCAAAGAAGTTAAGCCGATGGCATCGCAGTCAGCAGCCAAGCCGAAACGGTGGGCGGACGTTGGCGAGCCGCCGACAGCCTTATTCACACGCTCACTACGAAAGCATGAAGTTACGACAATTCCGCGCCCAACATAAGCGCGTATTTTTTCAAGCTGCTCCGCCGTGTATTGGATGTTTGCCATTTCAGCAGAGGAGGGCGTATTTTGAAGACCTAAACGACGCGCTGTTTCGCTTCGTGTCAGTTCTTTTAAGCTAAAGTGTTCAGTGATTTGCATTTCTTATCTCCAAATAAAAAGTTCGCCTGAATTTCAGACGACCTGTTGTTGAACTAATCTTTATCGACGAATTTACCCGCCGTTTTCTTGACCCATTTAGTCATAATGCTTGGGGCTAGGCTTTTCACGGTATCCATCGCATGACCTGTCAGGATGCCGACAAAAGCACCGGCTACCGCGCAAGTCCATACTTGATTAACCATCAAAAACCGCTCTGCTACTGCCGCCGCTGCAACCGCCGAAATCAAGGCTTCGAACAGGCTTGATACAGGTGCGTCATGGTCTTTCATACTTGACCAAACGCTACCGACGATGCCGCCCCCTATGGCAAACAGATAGCCGAATTGAAAAAAATCGTGCATCATTCCCCCTTTTGTTTTCGTTTAAATTTATCCTCTGAAAACAAGAATTTAAGTGAGTTATTGCCAGCGAGTAAGCAAAGGAACGCCAAGACGGGCGGGATGACCATTCCTGTATGTGCAGGCGGATAGGCAGCCCAAAACGCATATGCCGTCAAATACCAAATAAAAGCTGATATCAACAACATATAGCCTGACAGAACCTCCCCTTTGAATGTCTGCCAGTACATTGCCGCCAACTGCAACACGCCGACGCCGCCGAATACCAGTATCAGCGTCAGTTCCGAAATGTCTTTGAACTTGTAGTAGATGGGCCAGTTGTAGATGTCGTTCGGCGAAAATGCAAAGACCAGCGCATAACCAATCATCGAACACCCGCTGACAAACTCAACCGCCCGCGTCCCCGTGCCAAACAACCAACGCTGAAAGCGAACGGGAAGAAATCGAAGCTCAAAGGCGTATTTAAGCCATTGAATAGACTTGCTCATTTAAAAACCTCCATAAAAAAGGCCGCCCTTTCAGACGACCTGCCACTTACACCAATTTAAAATCACGATTCATCTGTTTCAGCAGCTTCGCTATATCCTTTTTATGGACAAAATCGCCGCCCGTTGTGTTGATAATAATCGTGCTGTTATCGCCACCTGACTGACCTGCCATTTCACGGATTGTCTGCGCGTGTTCCGCAGGTAAGACCATCTCGTTTTCGTGCAGTTGGGTCAGCGGGTTGATGCCTGCCGGGATATCCCAGCCGCCAGCCGCCGATGGAATCCGCGTTGTAGTCGTGGTTGTTGAAGAGCCGCCACCGCCCATCAAACCCATTACAGCCGCCATCATTGCCGCCATCGCTGCAACGGCAAGAATAGGACCGACATACGGAATAGACGCTTGAGAAGCCGCCGCACCTGACGCCGCTTGAACGGCATTACTACCGACGACCGCCGTCGTTTCCGTCGCTTTGGTCGCCGCAGTCTTAGCCGCAGCCGCCGTTTCCAGCGTCTCTTTAGTCCCGAAAATCATCTTATAAATCGCTGATTCCTGAACCATGCGCTGTAACATACCCGCAATCGGCTTTCTAACCATTTCCTGAATAAAGGTTTGCCCCATACTCTTGAAAAAGTTATTCATCGCCGTTCGGAAATTCTGCGTCTTCGACAGCATGGCAGAAAAAGCCTGCCCCATCTGTTGCTGTGCTTCTTCCCAAACGTTTTTCCCGCCGTCTTGCAGCATTTCCATGACGTTGGGCGCATCTTTTCGGCGTTGGTTTTCACGCTTGCCCTGATTCTTGGTTTGCTCGCGTTCGTGACCTTGCCCAAGTTCCGCCATTTGCTGTTTCAGCTTGTCGATAGCTGATTGGCTGTATGTCGGGTCTTGTTCGGCAAGTGCGATCCGTTCTTGCAATGCGTCATAGGCGATTTGGTACCGGAGATTTTCAAACTCGATTTCCAAGTCTAGGCGTTCGAGTTGCGAAATGCGCCCAGCGGCTAGGGCTTGGTCTGCCGCGTCCTTTTCCATATCCAGCTTGTGCTTATCCAGCTTCTCCCATGCCGCCACCTGATTGATTTTGGCTTCTGTCGATTGCTTGGATAGCTGGTCTTCGAGGGTCAGGATTTTCTCACGCAGTTTCAAGCCTGTTTTACTGCCTGCGTCAACCGTTGCCAGTTTCGCGCGCCAGTAAGCGGCTTCCCGCGCCAAATCCCATTCTTGATGATTCAGCGTGTCTCGCTGCATTTCACGGTGTGCCAGCTTTTGGGCTTTGATTTCTTCTTCCCATGCCTGCATCGGGTCTTTGGCTGCGCCGGCATGACCGCCGCCGCTTCTGCCCTTACGCCCGCCGCCTTTGCGACCACTTCCACCACCTCCACTACCACCACCACCACCTGACGGGACGCGGGATTTCGGTATGCTCCCACCTCCGCCACCACCGCCGCGCATGGCTTTTCGTTCGTGAACCAGAGCAGCGCGGGCTTTGATGTTGTCAACTGCGCTTCCAACACGGTCTTTTGACATGCTGTCAGAGATTCGACCGCCAAGCCCGCCATCGTCCATCCTTTTTAGGTCGACGTTATCCAGCTTTTTAATGCCCGAACCGCCGACCATCGACGCGGCTTTGTTGGCAAAGTCGATCATGCTGTTAATCATGCCGATTGCCTTGTTTACCATCCACTCAATCGCGGAGATAAACACGTTGCCGATAGATTTGCCGAGATTGGCGAAGAATTGCGGCATATTGTTGGCGGCTTCGCGAATCAGCATCCAGCCGGTCGCAAACGTGTTCACGAAGGCATTTACCGATGCGCCGATGACGCTTGATATGATGCCCATCACACGCTCGAACAAAGCCGACCAGCCGCCCACGCTTTCGCCAAGCCAGCCCGTCAGCCCGTCAAACCATTCCCTTATTGCGCCGATGGCTTCGCCGATGGTTTCCGTGATTGCCTGCCAAACCGCCTGAATCACGTCAAGCAGATTCGACCAGCCCCCGCCGAAAACATCTATCTCATCGCCAAACTGCGCAATCAAACCGATAACCGCGCCGATGGCAACCGCAACCAGCCCAAACGGATTTGCAAGCATGGCAGCATTTAAGCCGATGACCTGCGCCGTCGCAGCGGCAATGGCAACCGCAAAGCCCGCCATAATCGGGACGACCAAATTCAGGTTATCCGCAATCATTTTGATAATGGAGGCGATGCCGCTCATTGCGCCGCTGTCGTTCAGCAGCTTGGAGACCATGCTTTGCCAGTTGTTCGAAAACACCGTCAAAGCCTGACCCATCGTCATGGGCATTTTTGCCGCCTGCTCGCCAAATTTTTCCGACGCGCCCGATATGGCTTTGAAAATCACATCCGCCGTCAGTTGTCCCTCGCTGCCCAGCTTTTTAATCTCAGCGCGGGATTTGCCCATATATTCCGCAATGGTATCCAGCAGGATAGGGGCGGCTTCGGCAATGGATTTAAATTCGTCGCCCTGCAATACGCCGCTGCCCAAAGCCTGCGATAACTGCATCAACGCAGCCGCTTGCTGTTGCGCTGCCACACCGCCGATTGTCATCGCGTTATTTGTCGCTTCGGTAAATTGCAAGATTTCCTGTTGCGTGTAGCCGTAGTCTTTCAAGGCACGGCTTGTCGAAACGTACAGGCTCGACGTTGATTCAAGCGATGCACGGGTATTGTTCGCTACATCCAAAAGCTGACGTTGGACGGCCAAATACTCGCTTTCAGACGACACCACCTGCCTAACTTGGCTGTTTATCGACTGCATGGCGTCGGCGGTATCAAGCATGGATTTCGCAAAAGACACCGATGCAAATCCCGCCAACAGCGTGCCGATTTTACCCAGCCCGCCCGCCGCCTGTTCTGCGACGTTTTCCGTCTTGGCAAGCTCCGCGTTTAACGCTTTGACCTTTTCCCTGCCGTCGCCGATACTGCCTGAAAAATCGGACATATCAACGTCAAACGCCTTTTCCATCGATTTCTGCATTTCGGAAAAGCTGCGCGTCAATTCTGATCGCACCTGACCGATAGCGTTTTCAATCTGCTTGGAAGCATTCGACGCAGAGTTTGCTGCCTGATTAAAACCCGCAGCCGTGCCGTTCTCGACGGTTATCTTGATTTTGGTTTCTAAATCGCTCATACGACCGCCCATAAAAAAGCCCGTGAATCATCACGGGCGTGGTTTCAAATTTAGATTAGGCTTCGACCAGTTCCGCGCCTGAAAAGACGCTTTGTTCGTTCTCCTGCTCAACCGCCTTGCCGTACAGCCATGCGCGGGATACCTCGCCTTCTTCAGGCAGCACGTTGACGGCAATCGAGTGGGAGCAAAGCGGATTCCGACCCGCTTCATACGCCTTTTGGGACACATAGCCGTTAAGCGTCGCGGTCGCGCTGCCGTATTTGTAGTCGATACTGACATACTCAATCACATGGTGGCTTGCAACCGCCCCCGTGATTTCGTCTTCGATTTCATGCTTAATTGCGATAACCATTTAAATCTCCATAAAAAAGCCCCTTTCGGGGCGTTTGTTAAACATATTGCAGAACGTCAATATATCTCAAGATGACAAATTTGTTTTGCGTGTAAAACTTTAATACAGGCGATTGCAAAGGAGTTTGCCATTCTCTACTCAGGCCAGTATCAACATTACCATTACCGGCTACACCAATATCATCAATACCTAAAGAGTGTTCCATCTTGTAATAAAACTTGTAGCCCGTATTGTGCTGGTGGATGGCATTAAACCTGATACCCAGTATGTTCTGAGGCAAAGGCAATGATTCCCACGAGCCGCCATCTTGTATATGCTCGTCCTTGTATCTTATCCAGCGTTTATTCTGGGAGAGCCGATGATACAATGGGTCGTTATTTACTATATAAGCTGTCTGTAAAACTGGATAATCCTCCTTAAAATATCCACTATTAATCTGAACCTCAATCAAATTCGTGCCGCTTACCTGGGCAGGATACCAGCCAAAAGAATATGAAAGAAAACTCTTTGAATCGGTAGAATATTTATCATTTAAGATGCTACGTTTAGTTATGATTGAACTATATTCTAAAGGAATATTCACTCCATTCAGTCTTAGTTTAGCAATATCCTGTTTTGCCGGATTCTTATTCATTTCTACCAGTGCGGTACCTGCAATATGCCACATCATCGGCACCCCCTCAGCCGGGAACTCAGCCCGCCAAATATTACCTATGCGCTCCATAGTACGTACCCGGAAAACGTCGCCTTCGATATGGGAGGCTTTCATAACCCCGTTAAAATACCCGGAATCGGCTTCAATGCGACCGCGAATAACCGCATTATTAGCCGTCAAAATACCTTCGGGCGTCACCGTGAAATTACCGTTACCGATATTCAAGTTACCGCCGCGAATATCCCCCAAATCCGAAGATATTGCCGACAAATGATTCACGTTCAGGCGGTCGGCGTTAATGCCCGCCGCTCTGATTTCGCGCGAATCAATACTGCCTGCGATAATCCTACTGGCACCAATGCTGTTGACACGGATTTTGTTGCCGTCAATATCGCCGACATTAAGCCTGTCGATGATGGCTTTGCCGTTTACCACCAGCTCGCCGTTCACACCGACACGGTTTTGCTGTGTGTCTACCGTAAAGGGAAAAGCATCTTCTTTGCCCGGTGCGCCGATACCGAAACGGTCGGCGTTGACAATGAATTTGCTTTCAGGCGTGCCGTTTCTCGGCGTGGTTGCCAAGCCGTAGCCCGCTACCTTACCGTTGACGTCAACCTTGACCGTGTATTGCGCTTCTAAGCCGTTGATGCTTTTCGCATGGGTTTGTACCGTAGCTTTATTGCCGTCAGCGGTTGATTGGGCTGTTGTGATACGCTCGCCAAGCGATTTAATGTCGCCCGTCGCTTTGGCCAGTGTATTTTGTACAACCTGAACCGTCCCGCTGATTTCCTGCAAACCGTCATTGTCTTCAGGCGCAGGCGTCCAGTCGGTCGCTACCGTTCCGCGTTCCAGCTTCACGCCCGAAACCTTGATGGCATCGGACGTCTGATAACGCGCTTGAACAATAATTCCGCGAACGGATTTAACTTCTTTGGCAACCGTGTGTTTGGCAACAAGACGCTGTTTCAGCGTTTTGGTCGTACCGCTGACGGCTTCGTCGTACCATGCGCCAAAATAGCCGACCGAGTTATCGGCATAGGTAACGGAAAATTCCGCGCCGATTCGCGGGTAGGGTTTGGCGTGCGGTGATGTAGCGTTTGTCAGTTCGATATCACACGAGATAATCAGATTATCGCCCTGTTTCAGTTCCAAATTAGGGGAAACGTCAATATTGACGGACTTGGTCTGATTATTCCCACTGACGGCCAACACTTTTGCGTTATTGCCTGTCGACAGGGCGTAGTTTCTACCGCCCACTTCAAACGCATCAAACTTGGAAGAAAGGGTCTGGACTTCTCGCTTGCTGTCTTCCTTCGCGTTTTTGATACGTTCGTTGACGCTGCCTGTGCCGTTGCTGTCAATCAGGTTGATTTTATCGCGCAATGACTTGTTCAGATTGCTTTCCGACAGGTCGGTCGTATTGACGTCATAGACGGTAAAAGCCACGCTGTTGCTGACTTTTAGGGCGTCTTTACCGAAGCTGTCATAGCCTGCCGCGCGTAGATGATAGGTCTTTCCTTTCTCCAGCGGGCTGCCGTTGCATTTTGCAATGGTTACAAACGTTTCCGCACCGTCATAGACTTTGTTTGCGTCAGTGGTCGGTACAGCTGCGTTTTCGGAAACCCAAATAATAATCCCTGCAAAGTCTTCTTCAGCGGGTTTTTGGCAAGTAAAAAACGCCTGTTTCAAACCGCTGTCGATAGCGATGCCTTGCAATGCCTGCAGTTGCGGATTTTGCGCCGCAATTTGCGCCCAGTTGCCCGTCTTGCTGGTAACGGCTCGACCGCGAACTTTGAAAACAACATCACGCATCTGCCCGCCGTCGGCTTTCATATCCGCTTGAGTGTAGGTGTAGCTGTTGTCCACAATACCGCTGATTGCGCGTAAACGGCGTTGGCTGTTGCCTGCGTAGATTTCTATGTCGTAGGTATCTGCCCCGTCCAATTTATCCCAAACGATGACGGCTTCTTTGCCGTATGCCCAAGATGATGTCAGACGCAAGTTTTGAATCTGACCCAGCGGTGCGCCCTTGATGGTGTAGGAATACGCGGGAACAGACGATAAATCTTGGATGCCACCGCTGAAAACGTTGTACGAAACCAGCTTGACCCAAACCGTGCGACCAATCCAGTTACGCGGAACGGTGTATCTGAACAACGTATCATCAATGCGCGCAAACTGGCTGCCAGCCGCATGGCTGTCAATAGCGGATCCATACGCGCCGCGCGTCAGGTTGCCCAGCGTGTAACGACCCACGCCTTTCAGTTCAGCGTTTGTGTATGCCAAAAACTCGCCATCAACATAACACAACGTCAGCAAATCGCGGCTGTCCTGCTCCGTACCGCCTGTGATTTGCCCGGCGGAAATTTCCACGCTCAGGGTGTTGGTACGGTCGAAAACCGCACCATTCGGCAAAGCAGCCGTCAGCGAGCCGAAACGCGCTTTGTGATTGACTGCGCCGACGCGCGTGTAGCTGTCGCCGTCGGTTGACACCCACACTTCAGCACCGCCCCACATATCGCCACCGGCGGTTGCCATCCAAATTTGCGGTTCGCCGCCTGTCAGTTGCAACGGGGCTTCAAAGATAACAGGCGCATGGGCATTACCCGGCGAAACGTTGTAGTCTGCCGAATAGCCCAAAGACGGCTGCGTTGGGTATTCTGACGTTGTGTAAACGCCGACAGGGTAGTCTTCTGCCTTGATAGAGAGGACACCCTCTTCATCCTCTTCAATTTCCGTGATTCGGACGGGCGTTTTATTCAAACCAAGCCCTGCGTCAGTCAGGGTTACAATGTCCATCGGTTCAAGCAGGCAGTATTTCCAGCCAAGCTTAAACTCATATTCATTGCGGACATACAGGGCGCGCTGCAAGAGTTGCTGGGCTACTTTTTGCGCGACCTTGCTGTTACAGATACCGTGCATTTTGACGGCTTCTTTCGGGCGCAATCCGTACTGCTCGATGTTCGCTTGGTCTTTCACTTCGGCGATGGCGACGTTGTAGTCATTATCACGGTCGAGATACTCGACTTGGATTTGATTAAACGCGTCGGCATTGGTTTTTCGCTCGACGCTTACAGGGTCTTCCGCGCCTGAGACGATAAAATCGTCATCGGTCAGGTCGTATAACGCCTTGTTGTCGGCAACATAGACCGCACCGTTGCCCGAATAATTGCCGTCGCCGTAGGGGACGATTTTCAGACGACCTTGCGAAAACACCGCTGCGCTATTGGTCTGCTCCAGCAGTTCGGAAATGTTCCGTTGCGCCTCGCCCTGTTCTGTGTAGGCGGGGCTTAGAAAAATACCGACCGCGCGGCAATAGTTGCTGTATCGGTCGGTATCGCCAATGCTGTCAACGGGAAATCCGCAGCCGTAGCGTTGGTTTGTCAGCAGGTCTCGGATAATTTCGCGCGGGTTTGCGTCGGGAATGTTGCCGGAGTAGCCCAGTTTCCCGATGACCTCGAAATTGTGTTGGTAGATTTGCGCGGATTTCGTCAGTTCGTAATTTGGGCTGCACAGGTAGGCGGTGCCGGAATAGTTCAAGGCTTGGTTTTGGTGCTTCGCCTGCGCCAAATGCGTCCACAACGGCTGTTCGTCGCCGCCGCGCATAAGCGTCAGGCGCAATTGTGCCAGCGAATCGAACTTTTCCTTATCACGCCAAATACGACCGACGCCTTGAATTTCGCCCTCACATAAAGCAAGCATGACGGCGGCTTCGTAGGTGTAAGCAATATCGACTTGCTTCACACCGCCGCCGCCTTTACCGCCTTGCTGTGTTGTGGTCTTGTTTTCTATGGTAACAAAGTCGCCGTACCAAATCAGGTTTCCGGCTACACGGGTTCTGCCGTAGATGACAGGCAGGGTAAGCCCTTGCGACGATTGTTGTACCTGTAACGATAAAATCCGTTCTTCTGCCGATGTAATGGTTGATGATTTACCGCCCATAGAAAACCTCTAAATATCAATCTACTAAATGCGCCTCGTACCACAAGCCAAGCAAAGAGCCTGCGTAGTTGGTTGCAATATCGAAACCTGTTTCTGTCGCGTTTGCCTGATAGGTCAGCCGTGCTTGTACGGTTACCAAGTCCAAAGTCACTTTGACAAACGGCTTTTTGCTGAACGGTTTTTTGAACTTGACCGTCATAAATTCATTGTTTGCAGGATTTGTCAGGAAGTCCGCCCGCGCGATATACGCCGCCTGATACTCTTTGCGGGTGTCAGCAATTTCATCGATACGCGCTACGGCGGCGGCAAGCTGTTTTCGCAAGTCGCTGTCGTCGTATGTTGCACCACCGCCCTTAGGCAGGTCAGAAAGTTGCTTCTTGACGGCTTCCAGTTCTTTTTTGATTTCGGCGTCGTCATACGGCGCGCCGCTCGGCAAAGCTGCTACCGCCTGCCTGATTCGTGACAATTCCTGTTTGATTGCTGTGTCGTCATAACTGCCGCCACCGCTGCCACCGCTACCGCCGCCAAGCCCGTAGGCTGATACTTCAATGTTCATGAAATGCCTCCAACGTAAAAAATTTCACTTCGCGCCCGTCAAGTTCGGGCTGATTGATGTCGTCCAAAACCACGCCGCGCCCGATGTAGCTGTGGATAATCTTGCCGTCGCCAACCAAAATGGCGGAATGACTAAACGTGCGCCCGAACTTCCACATAGCAATGTCACCGGGCTTTGGGTCGTCCGTTTCCTTGCAAAACTTGGCGATGACTTCCAAATACCGCTCCGTGTCGCGGTGTAGATGCCAGTCACGGGAATATTTGGGCGGCGTGAAGTCATCGGGGACGATACCGACCGCACCGTAAACTCCGACAAGCAACATGGCACAATCCACGCCCGCGCCCTTGACCATTGCGAAATGATGATAGGGCGTACCAAGCCATGACCGCGCCTCTTCGATGATTTGCTCTCTCAAATCCATTTCAGACGACCTTTAAACCACCGTGTCAGCAGACGGGATATACGGGAATCCGCGAAAATGCACGACGTTGTTAAATTTGTTTTTGCAGGTATCCTGACGTTTGTTGCAGCCCGGATAAACCTTAAACACATCACCCGCTTGCGGCGGGTAGGGCAGGCGTAGGGCAAATTCAAACGTATTGCCGTTATGCGCCTTAACCGTCCTGCTCAAGCCTGCGTTTCGACCGCTCGTAAACTTAATCACGCCCTGCGAAAACCACCCGTCAGGCTGCGTCAGATTGTGTTTCAGCGCATTGCCTGTTTGGCTGTTTTCGGTTACGCGACCGTCCACCGTGAATTTTTCGCGGTTGACTTTACAGCCCTCGTCATAGAGCGTTCTCATGCAGCCCGCCTGATAGATGTTGCGCGGGCTTGATACGTTCAAAAGCTCGATGTCAGATTTGACGTCAACCTTTACCGACGACCTACTACCCGATACATCCGACACGCGCCCCGAAAAGATATTCACAGCACCGACGGGGCGAAGTTCGGCAAGAGAGCCGTTAACATCGGCAACCGACCGCAAATCAACGCCTGAAATCCTGATGGAATCAGACGTTTGGTATCGTGCCTGTAAAATCAGGCTGTGTATTTCCTTGACCGTCTTACCTGCGGGGATTTGGTGTTTTGCCGAAATGCGATCAGACAGCGTTTTTGTACTACCGCTGACCGCATCTTCGTACCAGCAACTAAAATAGCCGACGGAATTATCCGTATAGGTTACAGACAATTCGGCACCGATACGCGGATAGGGTTTACCGTAGATTGATGTAGCGTTTTCAAGCGCAATATCACATGACAAAACAAACTCATTCGGCAAATCGCCACGAACTTGCAGCGTCTTGGTCTCGGTTCGATTCACGCCCGACACCTCTAGGATTGCGTTTGCATCCTCTACCATGTTGCCGATAGATGATGCGCCAACACCGAAGAATACGCGGTCTATCTTGACCCGTGCGCCGTCCAATACGCCGCCCAAAGCAGCTTCAGCCCATTGCAAGCCCTCAAGCCTGTAATCAGGGTCGGAAGCGATTTGCAGGGTGTTGGAATCCACGTCCAAGCCGACAGCGATACGGGTTGCCCCGCGCTTAATGATCAGCTTATGCGCTTCGTAGGTCTGCCCATCCCAAACGACGGGCATATCTGCGCTGGTATGGCGCAGCACCTGCCCGCCCGAAAGCGTGATGGTGTACAAATCCGCCATCTGAAACTCGTCGCTACCGTGCAGCAAGTCAATTAGTTCTTTTGTCGCTGTCTTCATAACTTCACGCTCGTAAACTCAATCTTTTTGGCTGCCCACAGGCTGCCCAAAACGTTTTCAAAATCCACCGTATCAGACGCAAATCGCACGCGGAAATAAAAACCGCCTGTCCATGTAATCGGACGACCCGGCGTTTGTGGCGTGTTGAAAACCAAAACGCCCTTATCGGTAACGGAATAATCGCGCCCATACGTCAACGCTACGCCGCCCACTTTGACGGCGGGTCGCTCCTTGACAGCCAACACAGGCTCGATAAATCCACCAATCGAACGGACAAGCTGATAGCGCGTAACGCCTTGCACCGTGTTTCCAATAGGCTGATCGGTTACGGCGTTGTCGGTTGGGTCTTCATACAGAAAACTTTCAAAGCTGCCTTTGCGGGCGTTGAAGAATCCTGCCAGCCGTTCCAATTCATTTACAGACGCTTTTGTCCGCAATACCTCGAAAGACAGCGAAAACCGCCATTGCGGGTAAGTGTAGTAAGCGGTTCGCAATTCACGGCCGCTTGCCGATTTCTGCGTCCCGGTACTCCATACCGCCGTTTTTTTCCGCCCCCACTTCAAGCCGGGAAACGTGGGAAAAATCGCATTGCCCATTTAGATGATTCCTTTCGCTTTCAGCAAGGCATCAAATTCGTCTTCAGACAGTTTGTTACCGCCAAGCATGCCGATGGCTTCGGCTTCGTCCGTTTCGCTCTGTACGACGCCTGACGACGGCTTAATGCCCATGTACGACGCTACCAAGATATGCACGGGCGGGTGTTCGCGCCAATACTCGTTCAGATGTTTGATGCGCGGCAAATCCAAGTTGTCGGCGACGTAGTCCCACGTCCACCCCGTAGAGGCGCAGACGTGGGCAATCATCGCGCCGAAACTCAGTCCGCCGCCTGAACTTCCCCCGCTTGTGCGGCTTCCTGCTCTTTGCGTTTCAGTCCCGAAACGTCCATCACGGCGGCAAATACGTCGCCCATATTGGCAATATCAATCAAATCTGCGACCTGTTCGCGCGTCATATCGGGATAATTTCGGCGCAGGGCGGCATAGGCGCAGTCGATAACGGTAGAGATTTGTTTGGCGTCTTGGACGTTGCCGTCAAATGCGCCGATGCGCTCCTGCAACTGCTCCAGCGCGCCGAGTGCGATAGGTGGGATAACGTAATTTGTGCCGTTCAGTTCAACGGTTACGCCTTTAATTCGTACTGTCATTTTTGTTTCCTTGATTCAGGTCAAATAAAAAGACCGCCCTTTCGGACGGTCTGCATGGATTACTCTTGGATCCACAACGTACCGACTTTAAAGCCCGCTTCATCGGTTTGCGCCGTGAAGTCGATTTCAGGGACGGAAAAGTCGTCGTTTTTGGTCGAGAACAAGCCCAGTTTGCCGCTGGTTACGCTTTCCAGTTCCAGCAGGGCTTTTTTGCCCTTGAACTGCGTCAGGTATTTCAGCTTAAAGGTCGGCGTGTTGCCCATCGCCAAGTTGGTCAGTTCAAGTTTCTTGGCTGACGGCATGGTTTGGGTGTAGGTGAAGCTCGGATAGACGGTTTTACCCTTATCCGCTTCGGCGAAGGTGTATAAGCCTGTTGCCGACACCATGTATTGACCGGCTGTCGGATTGCTCGCTACTTTGACGTATGCCGTGCCGTCGCTACCCATCACGCCTGCGTCTTCCACGAAGCGTCCGCCGTTAGGGGCGGCTGCTTGGACGGTATATGCGCCGCTTGTAGGGATAGCCTTACCTGCAACATCCGCCCAAATTGCTTTCATGGTTCCGGTTGCATATTCCGCGCCGAAGAACAGGGTATTCAGGGCGAGACCGTTAATCAGTGCGCCCTTGAATTTGCCCGACACTTTGACCTTACCTTGTGCAACCGCCAAAGCAAATCGGTTTTGACCGTAGAACTCTTTCAATTCCGCCGACAAATCGACGGACATTTCCTGCAAGCCCATGATTCGCACGGGCGTTGCGTTCTGTACACGGTTGCCATAGGCATCCGTAATCATTTCGGCGAAAACCTCGCCGCTACCAAACGTCAACTGCATGACATTTCCTTTCCAAAATAAAACCGCATTACGCGGCGCAAATCATAATCGGAATAATACAGACCGCCTGCTCGCCAAGCGTTCCCTCGTCTGTTTCCACCGTACCCTCAACGCGGCAATACTCAATGTCCGCACCATCAACCGCTAAAGCCGTCTTGCCCGTGATAGGGTGGACGGCGTTCACGGTATCGCACACCGCGTCAATCAGCGGATTCATAATGGGCGCGGGCGGCTCGCCTGACGTTTGGACGTACAGGTAAACATCGACGCGCAAAATCCACTTGGTTTCCTGCCCTGTCAACGTTACCGCCTGCATATCGCCCTGCGCCATGAATAACGCGGGCTGGTCGTAGCGTTTCACGTCGTTCCAGTGCAGCAGTTTGCGGCTTTTGGTTACAAAGCCGTCCAGTGCGTCCAGCTTTGCCCACAGCGCGGAATAAATCGCTTCGCGGTTCATTGCAATGCCCCTTTCACGGAATTTCTCAAATCGGCTTCAATCTCAGGCTTCATATCGCGCAAAGCCGTCCGTAAAAACGACCGCTCAGGCAGGCGTACATTGCGGGAATGCGCGCGAACCTGAACATATCGCGGGGATTTCAGCGGGCGTCCGAACGCTTGGCGAACCTGCCGTAAAGAGGCTTTCACATTGACCGTCCCGGCAAAACCATATTCATGTGCCTTGCCGTAGCGGACGTTTGTGTTGACTTCGCCGATTACCGCGCTGCCCGTGTTGGTTACGCGCTGGTGTATCGACCGACGAAGATTGCCCGTCCGTACATTCAGAACCTGTCCAGACAGGCGGTTTTCCATGACTTCGCTTTGCAACTTCAACGCCGACCGTGCGACAGACTTCACGATAGCCGTCTGAACCTTGTCGCCATATGCTCGCAATAACGCCACCAAAACATCGCCGCCGATAAATTCCATCTTCAGCATCACACGCCTTTCCGCTTGTACTCATTGAGTATCGCAAACGCTGACGGCGGCATACCACCCGACTCGCTGAACGTTGAAAACGAGATGGTTTCGCCTGCAAGTGTTTTCGACTGTACGCCCTTGTTCTCGATTTCGTTCATGCGCTGCGTTGCAATAATCAAGATAGCTTCCTGAATATCGGCGGGTATGGTTTCATAGCCCGCGCGGTACGATACTTCGACGTTTCGGATTCCCTGTGCAAAACAGGCATGACGTATCAGCAGCCAATTATCAAAATCCCAGTCGTTCGCCATGCGCCCATTGATTTTCACGGACGACACGGACAAGACAGGGTATTGATTCAGGACGATGCGGTTTTTACCGTTGCCGTTGTAACGCTCGACGTAGTCAGCCGCTTCGAGTTTGCGCCCGATATAGGCTTCAACAGCCGCCGATACCCCGTTAAGCAGGGTTTGGAAATATCCATCCTGCTTATCGTGGGTAACGCCTAGTCGCTGTTTGAATAAATCAAGAGAGACAAGGGCGGTCATCGTTATTCAGCCTGTTCAGTTTCGGCGGCTTGCTCAGCTTCAACCTGCTCGGCTTCAGCAGGCTCTACCGCTTCAACAGTTTCAGCTTGTTCGGCTGGTTGTTCTGCCGGCTGCTCGGTTTTCGCTTTGCGTCCGCGCTTGGCTTTTTCAGGCTCTTCAGTAGGCTCAGAGGCAACATTACCGAAGCCGAACTGATACAAAAATTGTGCCGCTTCGGCGGGGACTTCCACGATGCGGTCTTCACCCACTGTGTAGCTTTGGCTACCAAAGGAAACATCGGTAAAGCCTTCGGGGGCTTGTAATTTAACCATTTCTGTCATTTTGATTCTCCAAAAGAAAAGGTCGCCCGAAAATTCAGACGACCTTGTTAGGGTTAGGCGGCGTTGGTAATCATACCAAACGCAGGCATAAACATACCTTGCAACACTTCGTCCGCATAGACACCGTACTCATACATACGGGTACGCAGCGGCCATTCGATTTGGTAATACTCTTGGCGCGTGCGTACTTGCAGCAGATTACCGATGCCTTGCACATAGGCGGGCAGACGGGTCGAGTAGAACAGGTAAGTACCGGCTGGTAAGTTCGGGTGAACCACGATGTTCAGTTCGTCGCCTGTAATTTTGTTAAGGTATGAACCGACCACCACACCCGCGCGAATGTTCGCGGCGTTGTCAATGTCCACTTTCAGCTTAATCAGCGGCGCACCGCCGTTGCCGATAATCAGCTTAGTCAACGCAGCCAAATCGCGGGCATTGACGTAGATGGTATCGGGGGACAGGCGGTATTTCGAGAAGAAATGCGCGAACGCTTCTTCAAATTCATACACACCGCCTGCGCCGTCAGAGGTCAAGCCGTTGCCTTTATTGTCCGACCAGAACGCGCCTGAATCAGGCAGGGCGATTTGGGTCAACAAGCCGTCAAACTCCAGCACTGAAGTCGAATTGTCTTCAGACGGCAGGGAAGCAGCGGTTTGAGTACCCTCAGCATCTGCCAAAATTTCCACTTTGGCAGAAGTGGTAATCGCGCCCAGTTTTTCAGAGCCAGCCGCACCCCAGTACCAAGCGTAGGCAACCGCGCCGCGAACGGCTGGAATCATGGCGGTTACTTTTTTGCCTGTGCCAACACCAGAAACGGAAGCTGCCGCAGATTTTTGGGCAGAGCCGCCGCCGAATGTGTCAGTCGTGCCGTCAGCGTTTTGGCGTGTGATTTTGGCAGGGACTTGGGCGGTCTTGATGTTCAGGCTTTGACCGATTGCGCCGTTATTTGCGCCTGCCACATCCCAGTATGCCTGCAAGCCCAAAGCCACGCAGACAATGGACAGGGTAGAGGCACTGATTTTGCCCAAAGTGTCGTTAGAGGCGACAGCGGTCGGGGTAGGGGTAACGCCTGCTTTCAGGCTGGTGTTACCACCCAGCAAAATCATTTCTTCCGCAACCATAGTCGCTTGCAGAGTTTGGGCAACCGCCAACGCTTTTACATCCTCGAAACCGCGTGCCGCGTAATCCGCTTCAAAGGTTACTTGGTTTTCCAAGCCGATGGCGCGGAATTGGGCGTTTCGTTCAACGATTTCATGGTTGATGACGCCGCCGCGTTTACCTTCGCTGATACCTGCGCGTTGATTGCCGACGTTGATGTTGGTAATGGCTTTCCAGTTTGAGCCGATGGTGCGACCACCGCCCACGCGAGGGATACGGTTACGCAACGGGGTCAATACCGGATAGAGTTTTTGAGACGGCGCGGAAAGGTCATAGGTTTGCAAACCAGTGGTAAAGCTGGTCGGCTGAGTAAAACCTTTATTCAGCGGCTCGCCGCCTGCTTGAGCTGACTTCATCAGCTCAATTGTTTCTTTTGTGATTAGATTCACGTTCTTCATTTATCGCTCCTGATAATAAAAAAACCGCCTGTAAGCGGTGTTACAGACGACCTGTTTGTGCTGCCTTGACGAGTGTTGCCACGTCATCAAGCGAACCGTCATTCTTCACAATCGGCTGAAAACCATTCAGAGGGTCTTCGTCGTTATCTTCTGCTTTGCCGATGGCTTTGGTGATGCCTTTCGGCGGGGCTGCCTGTTTCTTCAGGCTTTCGATTTCCGCCTGCGCTTTGGCAAGTGCGTCATTTGATTTTTTCAGCGCGTCTTGCGCTTTCGCCAGTTCGTCCACTGATTCGGCTTTGGCAAGGTCGTCTGATTTGTCGGCTTTAGCTGCCAAGCCATCAACCAGCTTGTCGGCTTCGCTTGCCGCCAACGCTTTCAACGATTCGGCGAGGCTGCCCGCTGATTCTTTGATTTGCGCGATAACGGTTTCATCGATGTTGTCGTAGGCTGCGTCTTCAATCAGCCATTTCAGCGACGTCAGCACGTCAGCCAGTGATTTGACTTGGTACATCGATTTAGCGACCGGCTCGTCTTTCGGTTTTTCGGCTTTAGCCAAGACCGCTTTCAAGATGGCGATTTCAGATTCAGACAAATCAACGCTTGCCGATTTCTCGGCTTCGTCTTTCTTGCCGTCTTCTTTGTCATCTTTCTTGTCGCCGTCTGCCTTTTCGGTATCGTCGGCGGGCGTTTCATCGGTTTTGTCGGCTGGCTCGTCGTCCTTATCCGCTACCTCTTCGCCGTCTTTGGGCTTATCTGCTTTGTAGCAGGTAAACACCGCGTCAGGATTGGCAGGGCGGTCAACAAGGCTGATTTCTGTCAGCTTCAAGCCCGTGATTTGCGACTTGTTCAACTCGTCGCGGGCGGTAACGCTGCCGCCGATTGAAAAGCCTTTGTAAACACCTGTCTTGACTTTCGTAACCGCAATAGGGTCAACGATGTGCGCCCCGAAGAACGTGCGCCCGTCGTCTTCGACGTTGATTTCGATAGCTGTCCCCGCTGCGTTTGAGCCGTGCATTTCACGCACCGCGCCAAACTTCATGTAATCGGGAATAGCCGCTTTCATTGCTTCCGCCGCAATGATTTCGCCGTCTGAATCGACCGCTTCGCTTGAGGCATAACCCCAAACTTTGACGGTACCGTCGTCCTGCGCTTCCATCTTGGCGATTTCTGCGTATAACTTTGCCATTCTGTACTCCAAAAAAAAGCCGCCCCCGTAAAGAGAGCGGCAAACCCCAACACTACCAACAGTAAAAACTAAACTTTCGGCATATCCTCTGCCAAAACAGGCACGACCGTGCATCTGCAATTAGGGTGTGCGGGCGGCGTCATGCCGCCATGTGCGAAATGCTCATGCAGACCAATCACACCCATCTTGCCGTTGGTATTGCAAATTTCTGATACCTTGTCGTCTTCGGCGGTTATCCACCGCTTACCGGCAACAAGCCCCGTTTCTTCCCAGCCTATCAGGTTGCCCATATTGTCCGCCATCGCCGTTTCGGTTCTGGCAATCGTTCGGGCGCGGGTATTGCTGAAAGCATGGGATTCTTTCAGACGACCCGCCAACTCCTGCACGCTGTCGCCGTTTTGCATGGCTTCGACCACTTGGGCGCGTATCATTTCGCGCGTCCCCTCTGTGATTTGCCATTCGGCGGCAGGATTTTGGATAAGCTCGCCGCCTACCCACTTCATGCCGACCATTTCGGCGGCGCGGTCATGCGCCCATTTGACGGCACGGCTGCGAATGTTCGTAACCATACCGACAGCGGGGTCAGGCATAACCTGCAACAAAGCGGCAACCGCCCCATCTTCCGCCGCGCGTCTGATTATCGGCTCGACCACATCGGATAAGCCGTCCCAGTCGCCAAAATCCAAACCGTCGGTAACGATTTTCGCTACCCGGTTCATTTCGGCGGTCAGGTCTTCAGCCTGCCAGTCGACAGCCGCCCCGGCAATCAGCGCGGTGATTTGTTCAGCCAAGCCGTCCACACGCGTCAGCAAATAAGCCTCAATAAGCGCAGCGGCTTCGTCTTCGCTCATCGGGCTTTCCGACTTTCCCAGCTTTTCAGCCTCTTGGTTCGGCTGCTCTCTGGGCTGTTTGTCGTCTTGCTGATTTGGCTCAGGCTGCTCCTGCTCTGGCAACGGTTCTTTACCCAGTTCGGCACGGATTTCGTCAGCGGTCAGAATGCCTGCGTTTTTGTAGATGGCGTAAATTTCTGCCTGCTCTTTTGGGTTGAGCGATTCCTCTTCCTGCCAAACAAACTCATACGACGCCATATCCATATATCGGGCAAGCACGTCATCAATCAGGGCTTTCACCCAGTTCTTCAGGCTGCTCATGCCGTCGGAAAGCGATTGTTCGCGGCTAGTCTCTGCCACACTTCGGTTTACCTGCGCCACAAACGGTGTAGGCTCGACGCTAAACGCAAAGCAGACGACGCGGGCTAGCCATTCATCGTAAACGTCTTTCAACGGCGGCTGTTTGGTCTCTTTAAAGTTTCGGGACAACTCGCCCGGTACGAAACGCATCTTGCGCCGTTCCGCTGTCTCGCCCGACAACAGCAAGTCCCAGTATTCTTGGAAGCGTTGAATGTCGTCAGCCGACCATGTTTCAGGCACACCGACCAAAGCATCGGGAACGCTGCCCGCCGTGTAGTATTCCAGCGCGTGAATTTGCCGTTTCAGGGCAATATTCACAGTCATGATGATTTGCTCGACGGGCGAATACCCGTAAACCTTGTAGCTTCGATTATTGCGTGAGCGGTAAACCAACTCGTCAGCCGTGTAATCGACCGCCGCCATGCCATGCAGGATTTGCTGATACGCCGTTTCGGGCGGGGCAGGTAGGCGACCTGTGTTGTCCAAAACGCGCTTAATCGTCGCGCCGTCTATTACTTCAAGGGCGTACAAGTCGCCGCCCAGCGTTTTTCGTGGGTAGATGCACGGCGCGTCAATAACAAACAGGTCTTCCAGCAAGATACGCAGCCAGTCCGACCATGTATGCTCTTTATCAGGCGACTGGAAAAATGCGATCGCTTCATCGACCTTTTGGTCTTTGCGCTGCGATTCGTTGTTCGCCGTTGACGCAACGTCGCGCTTTTGGATTGTCCATTTCAGGCATTCCATCTGGTCTTTGCGCTTTTCGATGACCAGACGCAGCACGTCGTAGTTATCGGCAAGGGCGCGTAATTGTGCAAAGCCTATCGCCTCACGTTCGCGCGGTTTGGAATGCCCAACGTTGTAAAACGGCTCATAATCGAACCGCCGACCCTCTGCCTGTTGTGCAACAGGGGCTAAAGGCTCGCCCGCGTCAAACCACCCGTCCGCGTTGCCGGTAAAGGCGTAACGGACACCAGCGGCAACGCGGGCAATAAAGCCCTGTGATAATGGTGTCTTTTTACTCATTTGTTTGCCTCGACCTGCGAACGCAGGTAATCAATCATGCCTGTTCGGGTATCCAGTAGCTCGCCAAAGGCGCGGCTTAAACAGTCGACTTGGTCGTCGTGCTGCCCGTTTGGGAACATCCGCATCTCAGCAATCAGCGCATCTGTATCCCATGTGCCGTCATCCAATACCATCACGTTACCGATGTTAACCTGTGCCGCGAACGGTTCGGCGCGTGTAACCTTGTCGCCCGATTCAGGACTAGCAGATACAGAAAAGCCCGCCAGTTGACGGGTTAGATACAGGGTTTGCGATTTACCAGCCTGACCGGGGTCTTGTGGGATAGATACTTTCGTTTTCACGCCGTCTTTTTGCGCCGTGTTTTTCAAAATCCTATCCCGCTCATCCGCGCCATACTGACCGCGCACGACGTTGGCGATGATGTACCGCCCGTCTTCCGTAACACCAAGCCTGCCGCCTGCTGTGTAGTCGCCGTCGTTCGCAGTGGACGCCAAGTCCCATCCGCGCACCCATCTGATATTCCCAGCGGGCAGGGCTTTCACAAATTGCAGATTATCAGGCTTAAATGTACCGCCATCGGGCGGGGCAGGGCGTTGCAAATACTGCCCAGCAAATACATACGGCGCGGCTTGCTCCATTCGGCGCAGTGTTTCGATATCGTGCTTTTCAGACCATAACGCCGTGCCGTCTTCTTGAATCGCTGGCAAGCAAAGGTGTTCCCACTCTTCGCCGTTGCCGCCGTCAAGTAGCCAACCCGCCAAATCTTTCTCGTGCAGGCGTTGCATAATCAAAATTATTGGCGTTTCAGGGCTATTCTTCCGCGATTCGACCGTATTTTGAAACCAGTCGATGATGTTTTGCCGCCTGACCTCGCTTCGGGCTTCGTCGGCTTTGTGCGGATCGTCAATAATGATGCACCCGCCAAAGCCGTCCCGTTGCTTACCAGCACCGAAGCCGGTAATCGTACCGCCTGCGCCAGTCGCATACATTACGCCGCCTGCGGTCGTCTTCCAGTGGCTGCTGCTTTCGCTCTCAAGTTCCACATTCGGGAATATCACGCGATATTCTTCATGCTGTACCAAGTTCCGGATCTGCACGGAGTTATTGACCGCCAGTGTCGCCGAATAACTCGCATGAATAAACTCACAATCAGGCACACGCCCCATCGCCCACGCGATGAAGTTCACAACCGCTATCTCTGTCTTAGAGTAGCGCGGCGGAATGTTGATAATCAGGCGTTTTGTCTCGCCGTTGAAAACACGTTCAAGCGCATCACAGATTAGGGCGTGGTGCCGCGCCTGAAGCCACTGATAACCGCGACGCTCACGAAACATCCAGCGCGTGAACATATACAGATTGATAGAGCTTAAATCGCGAATGACCGATATTTCTTCTTTGCTGAATTGCTCTAATGCCATTTTATTTTAAATTCCTTTGGAAGATTAATTAAAAATGGCATTCTAGCCGTTCATAAGATTAGCATTTTATGCTAAACCTTTTCCAAAACCTCTTTGGCTATCTTGCGATATTCTTCAGCATCTAAGCGTACCGTCGGCGTCATGCTGCCGTCGCTTGATTTAACGTCAAGCTCCGATTTGTCGCTCCACTTCCCGCGTTGTCGGTTTTTTAGCCAAAAAATAGCAGCAGGTGTGTCAGGCGGGTAGTATTTCGTCAGCGGGGTTTGGATAATTTCTCCACCAACTACCCGTATATCTACGTCAGGGGCTTCATAGCCCATTGCACGCTGATACAATCGGTCAGCGACATTTGCATCCGCCAACATCTTCCCTCTTTTTACGGACTCCAAAAATTCGGGAAATTCGTTTTTCCAGTTATTAATTGTCGATACTTCGACATTAAAAAAATCTGCCATATCCTCATCTGTCGCGCCTAATAAGCACAACTTTTGCGCTTGTGTGGAATACTCAGGTTTGTATTTCGTCGGACGCCCGATAGGGCGTTTTTCTTTCTCGCTCATATCGAACCTCACAGAAAAAAGAAAGCCGCCTGATTCCGAAGTTAATCAGAATTAGACGGCAAGGAGTGTAAACACAGCAACATAAAAGGGATAGCCCCATACCGATAACGGCAGGGGCTATATGCAAGAACCGCTTTACAGCCTGTCATGGCAGGCGACCATTAGGTCGGGCAAACACTGTTTCACTTGCTCCGCGTTTTTTACAGATTGTCAACAAAGGAGAGTGGGGCGCGACCCCCTAGTTTATTTGGAAGCGTCCGCGTCATCTTCCTTAGCGGCTACGCCGCCCCTTGCCTTTTGCCAGTTACAGCACGGCTAGAAAACCTGAAATTCAGGTCGTCTGAAAACGCAAAAACCGCCCAATAAAGGCGGTTTATATAGCTATTTCCAAACTATACCATAATTCTAACATTTTCCTCCGCTATGTCAAGCGTTTAATAGCTATCAGGAATAGATGGGGCGGAAACCACAACACCATCTTTCATAATCACGGAAACGGAACGCGCTGAACCAGTGAATCCATTTGCGAACGACCATACATAAATCAAGCCGTTTGGTGTGGATGTCGTCATGTTTGGCTTACCAAGCAGTGATAATACTTGCTGCTCGCTCATACCCTCTTTTACTTGGCGAGCATTATCCCAATTAAAATTAGTACCGGCGCAACCTACCAAGCCAGCAGCGACAACAACAGCAAGAATCAGATTCTTCATTTTTCATCCTTTTTTTGTGTAGTAATGTGGGTTATGAGATTATGCCACATTGTTTAAACTCGTCATAGAGTTTCAGATAAGCCGATGTCTCAATCCCCGCTAAAATCTTTCCCACTTTCTCAAACTGTCGGTAAACATGACCGTTCGACACGTCGTATTTATCCATGATGGCGGTTTTCTTTGGCTGCTCCGTGAACAGATTTGACAAAATGGCGTCGCATAACAGAAGATTTACGCCGTTGTTTTGCTCCTCGATGTACGCCGTCAGGTCGATAATCCCGCTCAAGTCGCTGCTGTATTTACACTCTACCGCCGCCAACTCGTAGCGGTTAAGCACGCGCTCTATGCGGCTGATAATCATCGCGGCGTTTGCGTGCGTCTCGGCTTGCGTCAATTCTCCACCGCCACCCATCACACCCTTGCTTTCGAACCAAGCACAGACCGAAGCCGTGTTGTTCAGCGGCTCCATCCGTACACCTTGAATTTTATAAACATCTCGTAAGACTTGTTCCACGTTCTTGTACATCAAAACTCCCAAATTATTCCAAATTCCCCAGCCGCCCACGATTGCAAGCGGTTTTGATAGTCCGTCATTTCCGCCGTGTTTAGCGTGGTTGTGCTTATCGGCGTTTTGACTTCCGTGCCGTCGGGCATGGCTTTAATATCAAAGCCCAGTAACACGCCTTTGCAATACTCGTGCCACGTTTCCGCGCTGTACCGCCTGCCGTTGACCCATGCCTTATCTGCTAATTCCCCATAAATCGCCCAAAGCCTTTTGTTCTGCTCATGGCTTCGCTTGGCTTTGTAAGGTCGGATCGTGATTTCTAAATCCCCATTCTTAACCCAGTTTTTAAGCTCGTTAGTAAACAGTGTTACGATGTTGCCCGCGTTATCGGCGGTTGCTTTGAATTTCTGACTATTCATCCTCTAATAATCCCCGAACCTGTTGCAATAACTCTCGCTCCGTTCCGTACAGGCTCTCAAACGTTCGCGGCGCGGCGTGAAAGGCTATCCCCACTCCACCAGTCCGATGATGGGCAGGGCATAGCGGTATCGTCTCAAAATGGCTGTTTCTCCGCCCTATCCCTGCTCCGTTTCGGATATGGTGCACCTCTGCCGGTATGTTGTACCGCCCACTGTTACGGCAGACGATACAACCGAGAGAGGCCACGCGCTCAAGGTGCTTCTTTTCCTCTTTGGTTTGGCTCATTCCAACTCCTCAACCTTTACCACCAGCCCCCCGCCTGCGACCGGCTCGTTACCATACTCGGCAACAATGCGTCTGACCTGATTGTCGTTTTCGTAGGCGACGCCCTGTAACGCGTCCAAACAGACTTTTAGGCAGTTGTCCAAATCCAAGCAGACTTTGCTTGCCGACCCGTCCTTGTTCGCCTTTGGGATTAACTGGACTGTCAGACTTACCGTCTTATCGGTCGGCTTGATACCGTTTTCAGCGGCGATGGCGGCAACCCGCGCCTTGTATGCCGCCGCCTCCTTGCTGACGATTTGACGGTTGCGGAACGTCCGCCAATATCGATTTGTACTGATGGGATAGGGTAAACTCAAAACTACCATGCTATCCCCAGTTCTTCATGCGCCCGCATTGCCGCTCCCACGTCCCAATACGCCGGGCTTAAAAGCGGGAATGCCTGATTTGCCTGTTGCGCGGCTTCGTGCATAGACAACGCCGTCTTGACTGCTTCTTCTGCCTGCTTAATCTCAAGCTCTGCCAGTTTTGCCTTTTTAGCCCGGTAGTAGGCTTTGACCCTTTCACACTTACAAGCCTTACATTCCGCCATTCTCCCGCGCGAACCGTCCGCCCGCAGTTTTTGCAAATATAGGAATTTGTCCAACGGCTTTTCTTTGCCGCACCTGGTACATTTCTTAGTCGTCATGCTCAATCCTCCGACCAAACTCATCAAGCGGCGCGCGTGAAGCCGCGTTGACGGCAATGCCCGCCACCATAAATAAAATCATAAAAAAGCTGAATAATTCGATCCAATTCATTTTCACTTTCCTTTCGTTCGCCATTTTTCAAAAATTTCACTTCGTTTTGCCATCGTCGCCGCCGGTGCGGCTTCAAATCCGCTGCCGCCCGACCAAAAAATCTTTCAGATGGCAGATATGCCCGCCGTGGTAGAACGTTGCCCGTTCCTCTGTATTTCGCGCCTTTGTACACCTCGCAAACCCGCGCATAGGGCCTTCTGATTCGGCTTTGAAATCTGCGTGGGCGCAGTGGTAACAGGTTTCACGCACGATAACTCCCCCAGTCAAACGGTATTAATTTCCCACCACCATCGCGCAGTCTGTCTCTGATACGCGCGTCAACGTTTTGCCGAAATTCTTCGGGGGACAGATTGGTTAACACCAGCGTCGGCATAAGCCGCTCATATCGCCCGTTGATGACCGAAAACAAAATCCGACCATCCGTTTCAGACAGGCTGCCCGCGCCAAATTCATCCAGCACCAACAAGTCGGGTTTTACAAACACGCCGACAGCCTCTTTTTCACTGCCGCCGTTAAAGCTGTCTTTAACCGTCTGCAACATATCTCCCACCGTGATAACAATCGCGCTTTTCCCGTCGCCGATGATTTTGTGGGCAATGCCGCAGGCGAGATGATTTTTCCCAGTACCACGCTTGCCTGAAAAAATCATACTCCGCCCGGTCTGCAAAACATCCTCGAAGTTTTCCGCATAGTCGGCGGCGGCGGCTTTTGCCCTTGCCATTCCGATCACGCCTTCATCGACCTTGAAATTTTCAATTCGGCAATTTTTAAACCGTTCTGCGATGCCTGATCGCCCGATGCGTTTTGACAGTTCGTCGTGCTTTGCTTCACGGCGCAGCGTTTCCGCGTATGCCGCCATCTCGTCCGCCGCTTTCAGCTTTTGGCAAACAGGGCAGCCAGTCCACACGCCGCGGAAAATGCTTTTTGACGTGTATTCGCCATGTTCCGCACATTTGCGTGTCTCCGTTTTGGCGTTTCCATAGTTTTTTAAAAAATCGGCGGTACTTTTCAAAGCCATATCCACCCCCTTAGAAATCTGTTGTCGGCTGATCGCCGTATTCTTTGCCGTCCAGTACATCAGCCGTCATGTTGTGGGTTAAGCCACCATTCCCGCCTGACTGTTTGCCAAAGGTTTTATTCCTAACCCACTCAGCGCGGAAACTTCCCCAGCCGTTGCCAATGGAAAAAACAACTGCCTGAAATGCCGTCATGCCAACTTTTTGAGCTTCGCTTGCAATCAGGCGCATTGCCGTTTCTGTCAGCGGCTGCCGTTTTGCTTTGCGGATTGTCAAAAAGTCTTCAGCGATTTGCCCGGTAATTCCATGCTCTGCCAACAGTGCCAAATCGGCGTCGTGCTTGGTCGGTTTTTTCGCTGTTTTTTCGGGCGCTGTATTAATAACTACGTTAGTAGTTATTTGTTTTTTGTATTTTGTATTTATGTGACCCCCATTTTTTAGGGGTGGTCCTACCCTATTTTTTGGGGGTGGTGTCCCCCATTTTTTGGGGGTGGTGCATTTTTTGGGGGTGGTGCATTTTTTGGGGGTGGTGTCCCCCCATTTTTGGGGTCTGAAATTAGAAAATACACGTTCGGCAATCCGACTCTGCTTTGCTTGCCAATCAGCCCTAATTCGACCAGTTCGTTAATAGCTTTCTCGACCGTTTCCTCTGACTTGATTCCGGTCGCTTTTTGAATCTGCGAAATTGATAGGCTGTCATGCGTCTTCTGCCAACCCCTTGTTTTTCTGACAATCAAGATGTAGCATTTAAGGGCGTTCCCGCTCATCTGCGACAGGTATTCATCGATAACCGAGTTTGCAATCTGAAAACTGTTTGGGATAAATTCGTTCATGGTTCGATTCCTGACCTTGCTATCGAGTAATGGGCAACCGGATTTTTACAGTTGCCGACCTTGAATTTAGGCTTGTTGAAAACAAAGCCCCTGCTTTCCAAGTCGATAATCCGAGAACATAACTGCGTGATATTCAAATATTTTGCCGCTTCCAAAGATGTGATATGCCCGTTTTGCCGGATATACTCGACAATCTTCTTGCATTGCGTTTGTTTTTGGTTCATAATTCCTTTCGCCTTACTTTTAGTCTTACCTGAATCGTTTCCTCGCAATTCAGGGGAATTGCCCGCCTCGTGCGGGCTTTTCTTTATCGGTCGCCCGTCTGTCCGGGCAGTCAACCGTCTTTCCGATTTGTCATCACTCCGTTACAATCGAGTTTCCACACAACAACCGACGGAGTAAAAAATGTCGTCCAACTTATCCTTCCTACTTACCAAAGAGCTTATCCGCAGCGGTTCTATCCGCTTAAACGGCAATACAGCCAAAGGACAAGCCGAAGAATTGGCGGTATTCATCCAAACACTTCATCAAAAACTCGAAGAATCGGAGCTAAATACCGATGACGGCCATTTGATTGAGCTACTTTCCAAGTAATTCAAAGCCTTCTTTCAAACCCAGCGCGATTTTGTAAACCTCATCGCTGCCTTTGGCGGCGGCTTTCAGCATCGCCTTTTTAATCAGCCGTCTGTCTTTCTTTGACAGGCGGTTTCTGTCCTGCTTCTTCATCTTCTTTCCTTTCGGTTATTCACTTTTTTCGCTGCTTTTTTGCCAATTCAGGCCAAATCTTTTCCCAATCATCAGGGGACATCTCTTGCCGTGTTACTTCGCCTTTTGTTGCCTGTTCAATCAGTGCCGCTGACTGAACAGGAACACTTCTAACGCCTCGTGCGATCTGATTGATGAATGCCGGTGAAATCCCCGTTTTTTTTGCTAGGTAAGATTGATTCCCGCGAATGGCGCAATATTCAATTAAGTTCATATTTCAACCTTGCTATATTCAATATAGCAATAGTATAGCAAAGCTATTCTCAAAACGCAAGCAAAATAGTAGCATTGTTATATATAGCGTTGCTTTATAATTTAAAACGTTGATTTAGCTGGGAGTAAAGAAATGAGCAGACTTGATAATCTGAAAAACTTGATTGAAAGCCGGTTTAACGGCAGCCAAGCGGAATTTGCCCGCGCTATTGGGAAAGCGCCGGCGCAGGTAAACCAGTGGGTAAATGGCTATCGGAATATAGGCAATGGCGCAGCGGCGCAGATTGAAGATTCCCTATCTTTGCCGCGCGGGTGGTTAGACGGGAAAGAAGATTTCAGACGACCTGAATCAAACGCTACAGTAATTGGCACGCTGGACGTTTGGGACAGTAAGACGCCGTTATCGGCTGATGATTGCGAAGTCCCGTTTTATAAGGACGTGCATTTATCGGCGGGCAACGGATTTTCAGACGACATCGAGGACTACAACGGCTATAAACTGCGCTTCTCGAAATCAACCCTTAGACGGCACGGCATCAATCCTGCCGACGTGGTTTGCGTTTGCGCGGACGGCGACAGCATGGAGCCGGTATTTCCCGACGGCGCGACACTCGGCATCAACACCGCCGACAAGGTTATCAAGGACGGGAAAATCTATGCCGTCAATCATGGCGGGCTTTTACGGACAAAAATTCTGCAAAAACTGCCTGACAATAAAATCCGCATCAAAAGCTACAATTCCGAAGCCTACCCCGACGAAGAGGCAGACGCAGGCGACATAAATGTTATCGGTCGGGTTTTTTGGTGGAGCGTGATTGCTTGAAGATTACCTAAATCTTTACACACAAATACACACTAGAATTTGACAATTATTAGAATGGTGTGTATTATTACACACATGGCAGACGTGCCATGTTTTGAGCGTAGGAGATATAATTGAATAGTCTAGACATTATCGCCCTACTCAAACAGGATGGTTGGTATAAAGTTGCACAATCTGGGAGCCATTCGCAATACAAGCACCCAACAAAAAAAGGTCGTGTAACAGTACCACATCCAAAAAAAGACTTGCCGATAGGTACGGTAAAAAATATCTTTAAGCAAGCCGGTTTGAAGTAAAGGCAAGCAGCGGGGAAACCCGCTGCCATTCTTCTAACCAAATAATCAAGGGTATCTCACGCCCCTACTCACCCACCACAAAAAATCCACGAAATGAAAGAAGGATGAAAAATGTTTATCCCTGCCGCTTTGCACAAGGACAGTCATTCGGCATATGGCGTAACCATTCCTGACTTACCGGGCTGCTTCTCTTATGGCGACACTATTGAAGAAGCAATCTCAAATGCCCGTTCTGCCGCCTATATGCACATTGATGGCATGATTGAAGACGGAGAGTTTAAAAATCTTTCCGTAAGCAGTATTGCCGATTTAAGCCAAGAGTCTGATTATGATGGAGCAACATGGGTAATGATTGAAATCGACCCAGCCAAAATCAGCCAACAGCAAATTAGGTTTAATGTTAGCTGGCCGCAGTATCTACTTGATAGAGTAGATGAATACACTTCGGCAAATCATGAGACCCGTAGCGGTTTTTTAGCAAAAGCTGCTTTAATTGCCATGAATCAAACATAACCTCTAAGCTCAAATAAGCCCGCGCAATGCGGGCTTTTTCATATCCGAAATAGAAAATCAACAAGCTACTACCTTGACAGCCGCCGATTTAGGGCGGCTTTTTTTCGCCTTGTTCAAGGCGGTTCAAATCAGTTCGAACTAAATTCTTTTTAAAATCAATATATAGCAAAAAATATAGCAAATTAGATTAGCATTGCTATTTACATTATATTTAGCTTTGCTATAATACACACATCGAAACAAAACAGACAGCTAAACAAAGTCTGGCACGGTTTAAACGATCTTTAAAAGTCAGGAAACGCAGTAACCGCCCTTCAGGTAGGCGAAAGCCGATAGGAAGACATGGATAGGCATGGGGGAAGTCGAACAAACGGTTACAGGCAGGCGGGAAGCCGAAAAGACAACAACCCGCAGCGCAAACAGAGCCGCTTTGAAAGACAGGCGGCTTAATCAAGGGCTTGGGCGAGCTACCGCCAACGCGGAGGCACAAAGCCGACTACACACGGCAGGGCAACGGCACGAGGAAACGGGAAGCCCCGAACCCTTGATTAAGACAACAGCGCGAGGAAACGCAAAATGCTTGATTTAAGCGAACACATCAACAACAAAGCCCGATGGGTAAAGGGCGAATTTGAAGACAAGGCGAAAGCAGGTTTTTCAGCTTCCCAGCTTTTCAGAGACACCATCGAAACGATCGGATTTGTCGGTGGGAAGCTGGGAGCGGCAACAGAAAAAGCCATGTTTTATTACTTCCCCGACGGTACGAAACTGAAAATCACATCGTCTCCGTCAATATCATGCGAGGTCATCGAATGATTTGCGAACCGATCACATCCGATTGGGGCATGGCGGGCGAGGACGCTGCCTACACGAGAGCGCAGGCAATCAGCGAGGCGAAGCAAGAAGCGTTTACCGCGCTGGAAGACGACATCGAATATCTCGTCATGAAAACAGCGTTTGAGTACCGCGAAGCCCTCAAGCAATGCCAAGACGAAACCCCGCGCCAGTGGGAATACAGAATGAATCTGAGAGATGAAGCCGCGTGGATTGGCGATGAAATGATGGAAGTAATGGAAGCCGCTATCGAAGACGACCATTACTACACACGAATCGAAAATCTTGATTTCTACGCGGACAGATATATCGAGCAGGCGCGGATTATCGCAGCCTGAAAAGAATACCCATGAAGTGGAATAGAGTAGGCAGACCGTAAGTCGTGAGTGGGGACGCCGGCGGTGGTTTTGATTGAAAAGTTTTACACCGCCTCAAACCGCGACAATGCGCGGGCGACGATACCTTTAGTTGCCGCGGCGCAGGTTGAACGAAGAAGCAGCCAAGCCCGCCGAGTTTAGTAAGGAAGATTCGGCGGGCAATCCCAAACATCATGAATCAGCGAGGAAACCATGAAATACACAGCAATCATCATCGCTTCGGCGACAGTAGCTTTTTGCGTACAGGCATACGCGAAAGCACAGGCATATATGGACTACACGACAGCTTCATCAATCAGCGTGGACTCTATCGACCCATACGAAAACATCCGCGACGACATCGCCCGCCATGAAATGCAGGAGGCAGCAAAAGCGACGCGCGAAAACGAAGCCGCAATAGCGGAAATGTACGAACAACTGACAGCCGCCGAAAGAATGCGCGGCGATGCGGAGGTTAAATAAAATGCAAGTATTTAATATACATAAAAATTTATTGAAAGCGGCGGCATATGCGGCGGCAACTGACAACCCAAGACCGATTAACGGCGTTTTCCTTGATAAAGAAGAAGGCAAAATCAAGGCGACTAATGGTTATATTTATTGCGTAATTAACGAAGAAAAAATTAAAGATATTCCACAAAGCATAATGATTCCGACCGACTGGATTAAATACGCAGTCAAAAAAACGGACAAAGACTTCCCGTTTATCAGCATCTGTTTTGAAGATGGCGAGTTTTCAATTCTGAGCTTAAAGCAAAAGATGTTTAAAACAAGTTTCCCGAACGATAAAAGCGTTACCAATATCAACCCGGAAGATTTAAAACAGGTTGATATTAAGAACGAAAGTCTGAAACTTGCTATTCATTACATAAAAAAACTGGGCAAGATTCAAAAGGCTTTAGGTTTACAGTTCCCGATGTTCTACCCCGTTTACCTTTCGAACCAAATTAATGAAACAGAATTTAAGGCGTTTAAGTTCGAGTTTCTAAATTGCCAAGTTTATATCATGCCATTAAAGCCTGATACGGATTATGAGTAAAGGATTCCGAAATGTACCACCAACCATACACCATGAACAGCAACCGCGCGGCAAAGGTTAAAGGCTTTATGGGTTTGCCGCGCAGCCCGAATGTAGTCATGCGAAAAGTACGAGGCGGTTATCAAGTCGGAATCATGCCCGACGGCTACAACAAGGTCACATACCGACCCGACAAGACAAAGCGGGCGCAGTTGGAGGACGTTAAAGTTTTCAAGACGGAATCTGACGCGCGGGTTTATATGGATAGCCTTTTGGTGGGTGGGTTATGACAATCATAAGCAATATGAGCAATGCCGACTACCACAGCCATGCAGCGGTCAGCAAGACACAGTTAGACCAACTTACCAAAAGCCCCGCGCATTACAAATATGCGCGGGAATCGGAAATCGAAAGCACACAGGCGATGATTTTCGGGAGCGCGTTTCACGACTACATCTTATTGCCTGAAGTGTTTGCCGAATCTTACGCGGTCTTGCCCGATGACTTCAACGGGCGCACAAAAGACGGTAAGGCATATCTGGCAGAGCTTGAAAAAGGCGGCAAGACGATTTTAAAAGCCGAATGGGTAGAGCAAATAAAGGCCATGGCGGCAGCCATCCAAACACACCCAAAGGCGGCGGCATTGTTGAGCAGCGGCAAGCCCGAACAGTCTGTCTTTTGGCGCGACGAAGAAACAGGGATTGATTGCCGTTGTCGTCCTGATTTTTGGAATAGCAACGGAATCATCGTTGACCTGAAGTCAACGGAAGATGCAAGCCCGCAAGGTTTCGCGCGGTCGGTCGCAAATTACCGCTACCACGTTCAAGACGCTTTTTACAGTAACGGGATATATCAGGCGACGGGGGAATATCCGAAAGGATTTATCTTTATCGCCGTTGAGAAAAAAGCACCGTTTGCCGTCGCTTGCTACACGTTGGACGACGAGGCAAAAGAGCGCGGGCATGAACTGTTCCGCAGGGATTTAATGACGCTTTCTGAATGTATCAAAACAAATACATTTCAGGCATATAGCGAACAAATCGAGCCGTTATCTTTACCGGCTTGGGCATACTACGATTAAGGATACATTATGAATCAAATGGTAAAAAACCCGTTTCAACAAACGGCGGTTTCTGAAGCACTGCCAAACACAATGACCGAAGTCAAGGCGCAACGCGAAGCCAGTGAAATCCAAGCGATGGTATTCATGGCTAAACAGTTCCCGCGCAATCAGATTCAGGCGGCAGACCGAATCTTAAATGCCTGCACACGTCAGACGCTGGCAGATTCGGCGGTTTACAGTTACCCGCGCGGCGGGCAAAACGTTGAAGGACCATCAATACGACTGGCTGAAGTGTTGGCGCAAAACTGGGGAAACCTTGATTTTGGCATTCGTGAACTGTCGCAGGAAAACGGCGTGTCAACAGTCGAAGCCTACGCATGGGACTTGGAAACCAACGTCCGACAAGCAAAGGTATTTCAGGTCGCACATAAACGCATGGCAAAAGGCGGGACTAAAACACTGACTGACCCGCGCGACATTTACGAGATGGTGGCGAATCAAGGCAGCCGACGTTTACGCGCCTGTATCTTGAGCATCATTCCGGGCGACATCGTGGAGGCGGCATTGTCGCAATGTTCCGTTACGCAGGCGGCGAGTGTTGGCACAAAACCCGAAGAAGTCAAAGAGACCATCCGAAAACTGACCGAGGCGATGGGCAAGTTTGGCATTACTCCCGAAAACATCCAAGACCGTTATCAATGCCGACTCGAAGCCATCCGCCCCGCGCAGATTGTCGAATTGCGGAAAATCTATACAAGCCTTAAAGACGGCATGAGTAAGCCGTCTGACTGGTTCGCAATCCAAGAAGTCAAAAAGTCAGACGCGCAGGATTTAAACGCAATGGTCGAAGCGCAGCCCATCAAGGAGGTAGAGCCTGAACCGGTGGGAAAAGCACCAAAGCCTACGCCGACAGAAGAGCAGTTCGCGGAATTGGTGGAGGCAGTATCCACCGGGATGAAAGAAGTTGCCGAAGTGCTGGAAAACTACAACCTGACCGACGAGCAAAAGGCAGAAATCAACGCCCTGTAAGGAGCCGTCATGTTTGCTGTTTTCGGAAAGAGCCGTCCCGAAGAAGAGAAACGGCGGCGGCTTGTATATGACAAAAAGCAGTCGAAGTGGTACGAGGATACCCGCAAATGGACGCGGTTAAGCAACGCCCGCTACCAAATCAGCCCTGAATATTCGTCAATCGAGACGGCGGAGGAATTTATCAGGCTGTTTGCGGGCAATCCCGACATCCACATAGTCGGAATCAGGCAGGCGCAGGAAGTGAACGGGCGAACCGTTTGGAAGCCTGTCAAAACAGTTTTAAAAGGAAACAAAAATGTTGAATAAAGTAACTTTAATCGGACGATTGGGGAAAGACCCTGAAACGCGCTATATGCCGAACGGAGAAGCCGTCTGTAATTTCAGCGTCGCAACAAGCGAAAGCTGGAAAGACCAAAGCGGGCAGCGTCAAGAGAGAATTGAATGGCATAACATCACCATGTACCGCCGCCTTGCTGAAATCGCCGGGCAATACCTGAAGAAAGGCAGTCAGGTGTATTTGGAAGGCAAAATCCAAAGCCGAAAATACACCGACAAAAACGGCGTGGAGCGTACCGCATACGACATCATCGCCAACGAAATGAAGATGCTCGGCGGTGGTAATGATGGACAACAGGCACAATCCACGCAAAATGGCGCACCGCCTGAGTATCCGCACCGACAAGCACCGGCCGCTACTGTTAATGGTAGTGATGAATCAGATGACATCCCGTTTTAGGAGTGAGACATGACGCAACAATTTAAATTCGGCGACATGGTTAAAAGCCGAATGCACCCGAACAAGACATTAGGCTTGGTGGTAGATGCTGGAAGCAACCAATACAGTTACATCATCCGTTGGGAGCATACAAAAGGCGTTTCGCAGGAACATGCCGAGAGTCTCGAACTAATCCCGCATCCCGATACTTTGCGCTTGGATTTTATTGAAAGAGTTATCAACATTGATGGCATGGTCAAGCGGCAGATGATGAAAGGGTGGGTTTTGGTTGATGATGATATTGACCTAACCACGCCTAAACCATTATTGCGCGATGCAATAGACGCTGCAATGAGACTGGAAGTCAAGTACTCTATATAAATAACCGCTTTTGGAGCAAAAATGACAAATAAATTTAAATTCGGCGATATTGTCCGTCGTAAATCAGATGGCGCGAAAGCTGTTGTTATACACGCGCAATTTAATTCCGTTTGGTTTGTTCTTGAGGGTAATACAGTGACTAATGCTGACTATGCCGAAGAATTTGAGCCAATCCCACACCCTGACACCGTTCGCCTTGATTGGCTGGCAGACAAGCACAACAAAATAGGCAGCGTGTTACTCCCGCGCGAGTGTGTTGAAAAGCACATCGACAGTATGCGCGACGCGATAGACGCGGCAATGCACTTATAACGAGAGGCATTAGACCATAGGCAGCCAAACGCCCGAGCCGTTGAGAGGACGGCATCAAAAAAGCGAGGAAACAAAATGCAAACAGCAACAGTAGCAACAAAACCAACGGCAAGCCAAATACTTGCCGCCAAGCGCGCGGCAAAAAAATCAACGCAGCAAGAGCGCGCACTGAAACGCGCGGGGGCAATCAAAAACGTTGACCGAAACCGCCTATCCACTTTGTCAAAAGCGCAAAAAGAGAACATCGCCGAGATGTTGTCAGGCGTGAAAGTGTCAGAAGATGAAGCGGTAACGTGTAGCGTCAAGATGTGGTTATCCCTGCAAGATATGCGCTATGCCTGCAATCAGGAATTAATCAACTTCGCCGAGCATATCATCAAGCAGGTGCAACGATTGGGCTTGTACTGCAACACAGACGACCCAGCGAACGAGAAAAGCGTGGAGTTTTCCTGCCGCGAAGCATCGCAAGCGGTCGCGCAATGGACTAAGGATTTTGACGACCTTAGCCCAAATCAGCGTCAACTCGTGTTGCGCCCACTGTCTAATCTCTTTGCCGCATATGAAGAGTTTTTGAAAGACGCGCCAGTTCGCTTGATTGCCGAAGTATCGACATACTCAATCGCCGTCAGTGTTACAAAAAAATCCATGATGTTTTTGGAGCTTGATGGCGGTTTGATTTCGGCGGTTGATAAAGTCGTCAACGGCAGCGATTCCCGCGCGGAAGCTCGCCGCCTGAAAATGCCATACGCAGAATTTACAGACCGAATCCTACACGCCGCCAACCTTCTTTACGACGTAGGCATTCACGCAGATGCGGAGCTTTCGGCGATGTACGGCAAGCCATTAAACCCTGTACGACCGCAACGCATCGGAGACGTGCGGCAACCGATGATGAAAATGCTTGTCGCGAATAAGGGGGGCGCACTGGTTCAGGCTGTCAAGGATTCGGAAAACATCATCCGACATTGCGACAGCGGCACCGGCTTTAGCTGCTTCAACTGGACTAAGCATTTCAAGCGGGCGGCGAACCTGATTAGTCTTGTACGACAGGAAGCAGCAGCATGAAAGAGCTAACCTATGGCAGCGTTTGCAGTGGAATTGAAGCGGTATCCGTTGCGTGGGACGGATTGAATCTAAAGCCGATATGGTTTTCCGAAATTGAACCTTTCCCATGCGCCGTATTGGCGCATCATTACCCGGATGTCCCAAATCACGGCGACATGACGACGTTACCGGAACGGATTTTGTCAGGCGAAATTGAGGCACCGGATATATTGGTCGGCGGGACACCTTGCCAGGCTTTTTCGGTTGCCGGCTTAAGAAACAGCCTAAATGACGAACGCGGAAACCTGACGCTTGTTTTTGTAAGGATTTTAAATGCAATTAACACTATTCGAAGACGCTACGGACTGCCCGACGCAGTTGTACTGTGGGAAAACGTCCCCGGCGTTTTATCAACACGAGACAACGCCTTCGGATGTTTTTTGGCAGCTTTGCTTGGCGAGTCCAAAGAGCTTGTCCCAACAAGGGGCAGATGGACGGGTGCAGGTATTGTGCGCTCAGACGAATGCGAAATCGCATGGCGAATCTTGGATGCCCAATATTTCGGAGTTCCCCAACGTCGCCGAAGAGTGTTTCTTGCGGCAGGTAGTCGAAACAGACGTATCGCCGAAATACTATTTGAGCAGCCGGGCGAAAGCGGGAATCTTGAACAGAGCAGAAAAAAGGGGGAAGAATCTTCCGCCTTTATTGAAAGCAGCTTTGGAACATATCGAGAATCCGACGTTGGCGGCACAGTAAAAAGAACAGGTGGCGCGCTGTCTGGTGGTAGTGAAACCTTATTAGTTTCAAAAATTGGAGCAACGTTAAGCACTGGGTTTGGCGGCCGCGGCGTAGATTCAGACCAAATTTGTAACGGCAATTGCGTTATAAATTATCCAAAAGTACGAAAACTAACCCCCGTCGAGTGCGAAAGGTTACAAGGTTTCCCCGACAACTACACCCTGATTCCGTGGCGAAACAAGCCAGCCGAGCAATGCCCAGACACGCCGCGTTACAAAGCCATCGGCAACAGTATGGCAGTTCCGGTCATGCGGTGGATTGGAGAAAGGGTGTGCAAGGCATGAAAGAAGTAATAGCCGCAATCCTGATCGCCGCAGTCGTCATGGCTATCGAGCTATCAGGAATCCCGAAAGGGGCGACGCAGATAAACGAATATCAGAAAGGACAAAGATGAATATCGAAAAAATCATTAATTGGTTCAAGGCAGCAAAGCCAAATCCAACAGAAAAAGATAAGGCAACCCAAATCGGGGCGCATTTTGAAGAAGTTTCCGAAATGATGGCGGCGTTGTCCTGCAACAATATAGAAAGCAGGACATATGAGGTTGCGCAAGAATTTTATGCGTGTGAAGCCATTGATAAAGATATTGATGGCAAAGATGTAGAGTTGCCTGAAAACTGGCAAATTGAGTTACTGGACGCGCTTTGCGATCAGATTGTAACCGCAATCGGCGTGGGCTATATGATGGGCTTTGATATGGTCGGCGCGCTGAAAGAAGTCAATTTGTCAAACTGGAGCAAGTTCGACGAAAACGGCAATCCAATCTTTAACAAGAGCGGGAAAATCGTGAAAGGCGAAAATTACTTTAAACCCGACCTTGCGAAGTTTGTACGGGGCGACAATGCGCCGGTGGCTGAATAACTACCAATCCGACAGGCGGCATTTCCGCCGCCTGATGAAAATATGAAAGGCAGGCAGAAAATGAAATTGCTTAAAATAAAAGAAGTCATCGAGAAAACAGGTTGCGGTAAGACAAAAATTTATGCCATGATTAAGGATGAAGAATTTCCGCGCCCGTACAAGATTGGAGCAGCTTCCCGATGGCGATTGGATGAAGTTGAAAACTGGATTAAAACGCGCCCAGTTTCATAACGGAAAATCAAAAGCGGGTATTAAATCGGGTATGATTCAGGCGGAAATAACAAAGATTCTTTAATTAACAGCAGGTTAGATTCAAA